GAGGTTCCGACCCTGTTTGCGATTGTGTTGATTTTGTCGATAATTTTGCCACTTTCAATAACCTCCTTTTCATTTCTAGCTTTGTTTAAAACATTACCAGCTTTTTGTAGTGTTGTATCACCTTCTGATGCTGTTTTAAATATTGATTTTATTTTTTTTAAATTTCTCGATGCATAATCTAATAAAGATGCACGCTCTAAAATTAATGCTTCTTCTAGCTCTTCTGTACCAAATAAACTGTCAGTTGTTGTTTTTACTGTAGGTAAATTATTAATTTGTTCTAAAGCTGATTGCATTTCACCTTTAGTATTAAATTTTCTTTGATACAAAGCACCCATAACATCTTTATGAATAGCTTTGTTTGTAATTACTTCACCAATCATAGCTGCAAGGTCTTCATCAACTTTACCGGATAAATAAAAACCCCAGGCATCATCACTTAAATTTTTTAAGCCAACAGCATTTTGAAATAATTTTAATCTTGTTGGAATACTTTTTTTTAAATTTTCTACATTTATATTAAAATTTTTTCTTAAAACTCTTGCTGCATCTGTTGCGGTTCCAGTATTATTTCTTAAATTTATCATTAAACCAGAAAGCAAAGCATCTTCTGGTGTATGACCATCTGCTTCTTTAAAAACGTGAGCTAATAATTTTGTTTTTTGACCTTGTTTTTTTAATCTTTTTGCAAGACCTAATCGTTGGTGTCCATCAACAATTGCTTTTCTTCCGTCTCTAAATTCAAAAACTAAAACTGTTCCTGCAGAGGGTTGGTCCCATTCTGTAACATTTTGTAATTTATCTGAAACACCTCTAACATCACCATCTGTTTTATATTGAAAAGTTTGCGCATCAAATTCTATTTCTTCTGGGTCAAATGTTTTTATAAAAATATTATCTGTTTTATATAATTCATCTGTTTTTATAGGATTTACAGGTTTTTCGTCTAAAATTTTTGGTGGTTGTTCATCAACAATTGATCTTGCTGCAGTATCAATTCTTTGTTCATGTTCTAATTTTGCAGCTTGTGTTTCTACTAACGGATTATCGTCTGTTAATACTTCTTTTGTATCTGCTTCTGGTATTTTTTCGTTTTTGTATTTAGGATTTGTATTTACTGCTTTGCTATAAATATCATTTATAGTTTTGTTTGGCAGTTGTTGTAATTTATTTTTTAAAAAATTATAACCTTGTGCTGATAGTTTAACACCTTTTATTGCACCCTTTCCTGCACCTAAAAATGCAGGTCCTAATAAAGCTCCACCAGCAAATGCGTAACCAACATTTTTTGCACCTGTAACAAAACCAGCATCGTCAAAGCCTAAATCTTTTCTGTATTTTTGAGATATAACTTGTACTCCAGTTTCACTAGCTGCTGCTAAAATACTTTCTATTTTACCGATTTTCCATGCTGCACCTAAAAAAGTTTTAGGTGTTGAATACATAAATCCTATTGGAACAGTAGATAATACTAAAGGGTCAACCATAGCTCTACCAGCTATACCTGCAAAACCTCCAAATTTACCTGCTCCTGTAGCTCTTTCGTTTATATCTTGAAATTCTTGCAAAGCATTTTTTGCATCAATAGATATTTTTTTTGCAATTTGGTCTGGAGTTCTTAATGAGTTAGCATCTAAAATAGAACCAATCTCAGGATTTTCATTTGTTAATTTATCTATTTGTAAATGAAAATCTGATAATCTATTTTTTTTACTTACAAATCCGTCAATGTTTGTTTCGGCAAATGTACTAATTGTATCTTCTTCTAAAGGATTTACAAAGTTTGTATGACCATTTTCTGCTAGCAAAGATACAACATCACCATAAGCATCATATAAATTTTGATTTTTTGCAGTTGATACTTCTGATTTTGACATAAAATTCCATGCTGCTTTTGCATTTTCTGTAAAAGATGTTCGTTCACCTTTTGCCCAGTTTTGCTCAGCAAGCGGATTTCTATTTTCGTTCTCGTCTAAAAAAATTGTCATTATCCAGCCTCATCAGAAAATTCTGGTAATTCATTCGGTCTTTTTAATTCTAAAATTAAATCATCTTTAATTAAATTTAAATTAATTTTAAAATAATCTACGTTAGTTAATTTTCCATCTGGTAAACCATTTAATACTGGAATTAAATTAGGCTCATTGTCTGTAGGGTGATCTCCTAAAAAAACAATATATTTGCCATAACCAACACTTACAAAATGTGGAGGTTCATTTTTAAAAATATCTAAAGGTTTTCCTTCAGTATTAATTGCAATTTTATTGTTTGCAGCCTTTTGTAATAAATTTGGATTGTTATTTAAAATTTGTTCAACCTTAGAAAAATCATCTTGTTTAATAAAATTAGGAACATGTACTTTATAACCTCTTGATGTTTCAGCAGTACCACCAACTTTTTTGCCGTCTGGTCCGTTTTCTTGACCAATAGCTTCTTGTAAAGCTTCTTCATATAAACTTGAATTAAAACTACCACTATCAGCTTTTTTACCTTTTTGATCGAATATTTTTTTTGTATAAATATAATCTGCAATATTTACTGCGGCTGTAAATGTATTAGGATTATCAATGAATGCAGTTTTGTATTCTGAAACAATTGCAGAATATTGTACATTGCCTGATGGTACAGTTGCTTTAAAACCATCATCAGAAAGTTTACGACCTATCAAAGCATTTTTAACTACTTCGTTATTATTTGTAATTAACGATAACCCACCAAGATAACCAAAAAATTGACCATTTTTATTTTGTCCTAGTTCAGCAAATGCTTCATCAGATTGTGAACCAAATGCTAAACTCATTGTAGAAATAACTCTTTCTATATTTGCTGGGTCTTTTTCACTATCAAAATAATTTGTAAGTTGTGATCGTTCATCATTAGTAAAAAATCTTTTTGGAGCATTGTTTTCTAATGAAATTAATGTTCCAATCGAAACTCTTTTTTTACCAATCCCAACAAATTCAGATATATCACCACCTTGTAAAACATCTGATATAGGTAAACTATCAGGGTCATAAAAAGATAATTTAGATGCAGTACCTATAGGGTCTTTTTCAATTTGATCTACAAAATTTGCAGTATATGATTTTATAAAATCAGAACGTAATTTTTTATCTCTACTTGTATTAACACCTTGTATTCTATCTTGCTGTTCAATATCGTCAGAGGTTGAAATTAAATTATTTAATTCTTGTCGGTTTTGTGTTTTTAGAAATAATAATAATTCTCTTTTAACATTAAGGTCTTGCAATCTTTGTAATAAAATTGGGTCATCAGAATTTTTTGCAAGCTCTAACATACTTGCATATTCTTCATTTGTTACATCTTCAAAATTTTTTGTAATTCTATTTTCTTTTTCTTTTAAAGATGTTTTTAATATTTGTTTATTTTCTTTTGCAACACCAACTCTATATTTTTCTATAGTTTGAACATCTTTTGCATCTAAATATTTTGATTTTTTTGCATAAGAAATTCCTGCTGTTCTATCTTGTGAAACTAATCTTTTTGCATAAGCAATATCTCTTTCTTTAAACCAAGCATTTTTTAAAGCTTCAGTATTCGCTCCATATAAAGTTTTTACTTTTTCTGAACTCCAATAATTATTTGCATCTTGTTCTGCAAGCATTTGTAAATCAGTTGTTTCTGCATAAACAAAATCTTTAGATAATTTATTTTGTGATGAAAGCTCTAAACCTTGTGAATGAATTGCAAAATTTTTATTAGCAGAATTAGTTACAGAAATGCTATCTTTTAAAAAATGTTTATTAGCAACAGACTTAAATAAATCTTTAGTAAAATTGTGTTTGTAATTTTGTGTTAAACCTTCAAATGCTTTGTTGTAACCATTTTGATAAAATGCTTTAGCTGCATCTGGGTCTGTCATTTTTGATGCTTCTAACTTAACTTCAGATATACCTTTAAAATTTTCGTTACCTTCTATCAACTCTCTTTCTTTTTCTAAAACTTCATTTTCTGATTTTCTTATTTCATATTTTCTAAAAAGTTGTGTAGCAGTTTTTCCGGCTCCACTTATAGCGTTACCTATTTGTGTTGCAGTAGCCTGGGATATTCTCATATTAGGTGTAGTCTCAACTGCTGAAGTTGTATCTGTAGGTCGTATGTTAGGTGAGTATAATTTTATAGCCATATTATATAAATCCTAATGTTGATGCGTCTGTTAATAAACTTGATGCAGCATTAAAATAACCTGCTCTTTTGGCTACACGTCCTCTGTATCTTTCAACATTGGCTGCAGCTCTTTGCATAACTGCTGCGTTAAGTTGTTGTTCTTTTCTTACTTCTGCATTGTATTTTAGCATGTCTCTATCAACATCAACTAAGTTTTGATTTTCGACCACAATATCAAATGCAGTACCAGTTCCTAATTCTACACCTGAGCCTGCTAATTGATTTTTTAATGTACTGTCTTGTCTTTCAGCATAATAATTAAATCTTGGTAAATCGTATTGTTCGTAAACTTGATAACCTTGTTTTGCATTTTGTTCTTTTACTAATGCATCACGGTCCATTAATGCAGCGTTATAATTAGCTGCTTTCTTTGCTGCGTTAGCTGCTATTATACTTCCAAAAAAACTCATCTTTTTATAATCCTCGCATATCTAATATAATCTGAACCATCTGGTCCGTAATTTTTCATAATTCCTTCAGACTTCATTCCTAACCATTCTGCAAAACGATGACCTTTTTTAAAATCAGCTTTGACAGTTGTTTGTAGTCTTTTTAAATTTGTTGTTTCAATTAATACATCTGTTTTCTTTTTAAAATGTTTTGCAAACACGATGTAATGTTTCCAAATATCTTTTGTTGCCATAACCCAACCTTCAGCAACACCGTCCCACAGCATAGATATGCCGCCTGCCGCAATAGGTTTATTGTTGACTAGACCTGTAAACGACAACCCAACTTGTTCTAAATACAAAGCATATTTTCTATGCTCTGGTTTTAAATAGAGTTCTGATGCATTAAGCTCCTGGCTTAATATAAATTCTGCATGCTCGTTTTTAAAAGGTACTATTTCAACTTTATGTGTCGTATAGTTCAAGTCTTGCATATATTGCTAAAATAGTCATGGGTAAGGGTTGTTCTTGTTTTACTAAAACAAAACCATCGGTCCCATAATCACTTGGAAACTCTGTCTCTTTATCACCAGTAAATAATGGAACTGGGTCTGACATAGCAGCAGAGCTATCTCTAAACGGTATTTCGTCTAAATTACTTTCGTTAGGTCCTACTTTTGCACCAACTGTTTCAAAAAATCTAACTGTAACATCGTAAATTCTTTTTGTTTTAGTTTGGTCGGTACCTCTTGCGCCTTCATCTAGTCTCATTGTTTGTAGAGATGAAACATAACCTAAACCAACTTTTGCAGTTGTTGCAGAACGATCTAAAGTTATTTGACCAGAAGATACAACACGGTCTGGGTGAGTTGCACCATTAACTATAACTTTTACTGTTTCACCTTCTAAATGAGATAAACCAGATAAAGTTGTAGTTGCAGAACCAGAATAACCTAATCCACTATCTACATAATGAAATGTTGTTAGTGAGGAATTAAAATCATACGGTGTCAAATATTCTACATATTTTTTTGTTGAGCCGTTAATTGTTCTTTCAACAATAACATAAACTTGATCTTCGCTTGTATCTATATCTATTACTGCAACTGATTTACATTTGGTATTTGTTCCGCCAAAATCATGTGAATGCCAGGCAACAACGTCTTGCAAACGATTATAAGTCATACCTACTAAACTTCCGTCTGTTCTTACACACCATACAACACTAAATGGTTCTTGTTGATAATCCATTTGTATTATTCCTGACGATGATATGTGTTCAGATAAAATAGTTAAATCAGGAGCTAGGTAACCATCACTATCGAAGTTATAAGCAAGTTCTCTTATTTTTCTTTTTGCTCTTTGTAAAAATATTGTAGCGTTACCAATTGATAAAGCATCTACACCAGCTGAACCATAGTTAGATTGTTTTCTAATATTTAAATTTGTTGGTGTTATAGGATTGTCTGTTGCACCTGACGATACTGTAAACTCCCCTCCAGTTGTCATCACAATTAAAGTTCTTGTTGCTTTTATACTTTCTATTGCGTTGACCTGATTAGATGCGATTGTATAAATCATAGCATCTGCATCTGCGGTACCTGTAGTAAAATTTTCATAATCACCAGATTTAGAAAAAAATAAAGTTTGCGGATTATTAGTTGTGCCTGCAAAAACTAAACGTTGTTCAAAAAAACTTACACACTTTGGATTGTTATTAGTACCACTTAATTGATGTGTAGATGATGTTTCTGTAAAATTAACTGTTGTTAAAGTCCAAGATGTATGACCTGTTCTTGATAATTTTCTAACAGCGTGGTTCTTATGACATAGATACATAACGTCTGCACTTTGCGCGAACTTAATATCAAATACTTCTGTATGAAGGTAAGGTGTAGATATTTCAAATGCTGCACCTCCGGAAACAATTTGACCACTATCTTTGTAAAATCTTATGTACTGGTCGCCAAACTCTAAAATGTAAGTTTGTGTTGTAGAAAAACTAAATGGTATTAGTCTTGTATTGTTTGCTGAATTTTTTACTTCAGATATAAAATGCGTTCCAGGTCTTCTAGTTACTGGACCATGAGGTTGTACAACAAAATTATTTATTAACGTTCCTGCAGAAAAATATTTTGAAAAATCTGTACGACCTTCCATTCGTGGTGATAATTCACCTGCTGTAAAACTAGGAACTGATAATAATGCTTTTGGCATGTTATAATCTACTGTTTATAAAATCATCTGCAGATACATTGTCTGTTGGACCTAATGTTGCGTCCGTATTGTAGCCTTCTCCAGCATCAGCATGTCTTGCTTCAGATAATTTAAATTGAAATTTCTCGTTCATTCTTGTTGCTAATGTTGCATTTGCTGTAACCGCATAAGCAATATCAGCTGCTAAAGCTGCAGATATAGTTTCTCTTAACAAAACGTCCATCTCGTTAGGGTCTGTTATGGCTGCAACATATACTAATTGGCAACTATCATCGTTAGTTAAAATTTTTCTACCTTCTATTTTGTAGTTGCTGCTAAAATTTTTTATTTGTAAAACTCTTAAAGCATCACTTGGTAAAGTATATTGTTTTGCAAATCCCCAATCAGGTATAGCTGTATCAGCAGCCAATGATTGTCTTTTGATTGCAGAGTTCCATGGGTGTGAACGTAAAACACTATCTCTTATGGTATTAAATCTTGCGTTACACAATCTACCATTTTTAGAATTTTCTGTTAATGATAAAATTGTACTAGCACCTAATTGATTTAATGCTGAGTTACAAATTTCTACTACACTAGCCATTTTGTTTTTTCTCCTTAATTAAATATTTTCTTCTTAATTTTCTTGGTGTTGTTAATTGCCAAATTTCATCTTCTGTAAGTTCATGTTTGCTATCAAAACCATAATGAAATTTTGGACCGTGTTTAAATCTGTCAACCAAAATGTAACGATACACATGGTTATCTTTTTTAAAATGTAAAACTGTTTTTATTTCTTTTATTGTTTTCATAAAAAAGGAGGCGATTGCTCGCCTCCAATTTAATTATTTATTACTCATCACAAGGAACTTGAACTACTCCTGTTTCGTTCATTCTTGTAGCTCCAATTGACATACAATAATAAACCTGTGTCGCGTAAGATTTGTCTGCTCTTTCATCTATTCTAGCAGCAATATCTTTACCTATTGCAAGTTTAATTGCATCTTCTGTGAAACCAAAGCACAATCTATCGTCTGTGTTTGTATTATCAAACGGTAGTCTTGTTGACATGATGAATTCAAAACCTAAGAACGAGTTAATATCACCCTGCGCTAAAGCTTTAACTGTATTAAAGTCAGAACTTTTTACTTCAGTTGTGTTTAACAAATCTTGGATTTGTTTTGGTCCACATACAAAAAATCTCTTTAATGATGGGTCCACATCGTTGTTGTCTAAGATAAACTTCGCAGATAACAATTTTGCAATTGTTAAACCGTCAGTTTGTTGTGCTGTTGATGTTTTTTGAGACGATGGTAACGCAGTTGTTGTTCCACCAGCAACACCTGTTGCTGCGTCTGCATTCATCGCTGCAATTATAACATCGTCCATACTTCTACCCATAGCAGCTGCCGCAGCTTTTGCGTATGATGAAGTAGGGTCTATAAGCATTCTAACTTTATCTTGATCGTCAATTAAGTCAGCCCACTCATAGTCAGCTAATGATACTCTTCGTCTTGAGTGAGGAGTATCTATTTGTGGTGTATTTCCGTGTCGTGAAGACCTGATACTTGCACTTGTAACCCCAATTTGGTCAAAAAATGCATTTTTACCCTTAATAGTCTCAACATCAACGGCACCTCTTAACTTGCTTCCCATTTGTTGAGAAAGCATAGTAACATTTGAAGAGTATTGTTCTACAAATGCTGTAGTTATTTGAGTTGACATAGTTATGTCTCCTTCTTTGTTGATTGTTAATGTTAAAAATTAACGGAAGATTATCCTTTAGGGGTCTTACCTTGATTTAACAACTCTCGTTGCTTTGTCTTACCAAAGTGTCAGATAGGTCTTACGATTATCTATCATTCAGAAATACTTAACTGTTTGTCTTCAGTTTCAGTAAATCTTGAACTTCTTGAACAGCTGCATCATGGTTAGGGTGTTGTTTATTCCAATACGCCGAACCTTCTTGCTGTAATTCTCTTATTTGCTTATCAATTTCTTTAGGAGTTAAATATTGTGGACCAGTTGATGTAACCAACTTGTCTTCTCCTAAATCAGACGCAATATTTGCAAATGCTTTGACAAAATCTGGGTGGTCGCCAACTTTTGTGCCATCAGATAATGTCATGTGTGCAAAGTCTGGGTTTAAATATTTTTGTACAACACCTGTAACTGATTTAACTTTGTTATCGTATGCTGCACCCCACTCTTGCTTTAACGATGTTTCTGCGTTCATTCTGCCTTGCTCGGCTTTTGTATCTAAATCACGCATATAACTTCGTGTCATATCATCATAAAAATTCATTATACCTTCAGCTTGTTTAGGTAATAATCCATATTTATGTGCTGCTTTTTTAAATCCTTCTAAAGCATTTGTATCTACTGAACTATCCTCTTGTGTTTGTATTTGATAATCTTCTGGTTTAGATGGTCTTCCAAGTTTTGAGTAAACATCGTTCCAATCTTCATCGGTTGCGTGTTTATTTGGAATACTAATTTTGTCAGAACCTACAAGTTTTTGTGCATGTATGTATGACTTTGCTAAACCTGGAATATCTTGAATACTCTCTAAGGCTTTTTCGTTTTTTAGATCGTCTGGTAAACTGTCTTTCCAATTTACCTCTTGTGTTTCTGTAGCTGGCTGTTCAGACGCAACAGTTTGTTGTTCCTGCTCCGCTACCTGGTTTTCACTACTCATCGTTTTGTCCTCCTGGGTTTTTGTTGAGTGTTGATTTAATAAAAAGAACTACTGAACGTTGTCCTTCTCTAAACGCTGTTTCGTTACTATCATTTGAAAATGATGTGTTGTGAACGTTACAACGTTTTTCTAAATCTGATAAAATATCTTTACCGTCATCAGACTTAAAAACCCTTTGATACGCTTGTATAATTTCTTGTACTTGTTTTTTATTCATTTAAAACTTTTGCTAAAGGAGCTGCTTTATTAGCAATCTCTGCTTCTTGCATATCTTGCTGCATTTGAGCTTGTTGTTCTTGTTGTGCTTCTCTTTGTTGTCTTATTTGTGCAACTTGTCCCTTAGATTTTAAAATTTTTGCAGGAATTCCTAAAACATCTTTGATATATGACATTAAATTATCTGTATCTAAATAATCAAATACAGGAGCAACGTTTTGTAGAGAACCCATCAATTCAATTCCTCGCATCAATGATTGTACTTCACCAGTTTTTTGTGCTTTTGCTAATGGTGATACATATTCAATTTCGATATTTTGATTTCCTAAAAACTCTGGAGCTGGTTTAAATTTATTGTTTCTAATTAAAATACTAAAACATCTTGTAATTAATGGTTGTAATAATTCAGATTGCAACCTTCCTAATACTGGACCAAGAATTCTCATCTTCTCTTCGTTTCTTTGCAAAACCTCGGTTGCTGTCATTTGTGTTCCCTGAGTTGATAACAATTGATCTACAAAAAAGTTTTGTCTTATTGCGTCTCTTCTTTGTTCTTCCATTTGTATGCCAACAGGATTAGCAGCACCAATTTGTAATGGTTCTATTCTATCTCTAGTTCCTGCTCTATAATAATTTAATCCACCAGGTACCGTTCTTATCGGTAACATAAATCCATCATCAGGTACTAATAACGGTGGGTCGATTTGTTTTTGTGCAGCTTTGATAGAAGTTTTTGACATTAAGTTTAACATCTTAACGTCCGGCAAAGCGTTCATTGCTGGTGAACGACCATAAATTTCATTTGATGATTTTAAATATCTTGGTACGGCAAACGGAAATTCTGCAAAACCATTTTCTGATAAAACACTACCACTATCTTCATGTACATATACAGAATGAAATTTTTTATTCGTATATAAATCTGAGGGGTGTACACAATGAATTATATTAACATCATCGTTAGGAGCTTTTTCTATTTTTTTTAAGAGTTCAGCATTTAATTCTGCTTTAGGGAAAGCACTCATTAAATTGCCTGCTTTCATTTTAAATTTACGCGTTAAATTATTTACAAAACCTTTTTCATCTTCGCTAATATATATTTCTGATATATGAATATTTTTAAATCTTAATTCGTTCTCATCGTCTTCAGCAATAAATAATGCTGCAGTACCAAATGCGATTAGATCATGGTACAATTCAAATATTTCTTGTTGAAAGTTTGATCTGTTAAAAGCTTGATTTAAAACATTTGTGCAATCTTCTAACCATTCAATTGCTTCATCTTCTTGGTTTAGTTCTTCGTTTTTATATTTTAAAGAAAACCATGGTGATACTGTATTGGTTAACATACCGTGTAATGATGCAGCCAATAATTCTAATGCGTGAGTTGCAGTACCATCAAAAATTAATTCGTGTCTCTTATCACCTTTACTTCTTGATTTAGTAATATCTGCTTTTCTTGGAAGCATATAATCAGCAACATCTTGCCAATGGCTCTCCCAATTTTTTCTTTCTACTTTTAAAGAACTATATTTTTCTAATACAAATTTTCCTGTAGGTGTTATCATCTATCCTCCCAATAATGTCTTTCTTTGTATATCTCCTCCACCTAAAGAAGTATTTTTTGTTAATATAGTTGCTCTTCTACCTTTTTTCTTAACATCTAAACCATAATCAGGTGTAGCATCAGCTTGCTGTGATTGTGTTACTTCAACTGCAGTAGGTTGAACTGGCTGCGGTTTTGGTGGTGATGGTCTTCTTACAAATCCTCCCATAATATTATGCTCCTAATAATGTTTTTTTATCTGTAGTCGCATCATCTTCAACACCCTGGTAACTTGTAAGTATTGTTGATCTTCGACCTTTTCTTTTTCTATCTAATGTTTCTTGTTTTTCTTTTGCTGCTTTCTTTCTTTCCTCGTCCTCGAAACTTGGCGGCGGAGCCGCAGGAGGTGGAGGGGGTGGTAAAGAAGGCATTTTCGGTGATAAAAAGCTCATTCGTTTCTCCTATATAATTTTATATTCCGATATTGCGTTCGGAAATTTTTTGTTAATGTTGTCTTGGTTTGGCAACTCGTCTATTGCAATTGCCATATAACGAAAACTATCACACGCGTGGCTTGACCAATCGTGAACAGGTTTGTTGGCAAACATTCTTGCCTTGTCGTTATATTTTCTATGATAGTGTCTCAATGCGTCTATTAACTTTTTGCAATTGTCTCCGTCAATATAACATCGTGGTAAAATCATTTTAGCTGCGTGTATGCCGTCTTCTAATGGCAACTTAGGTAAAATTCTAAAATTAATACCTAATTGATATGCAACCTCTCTTCTTGTTTTACCTAAACTAAATTCTGTTACATCAATATCGTGTGGTGCATAATGATGTTCGTAAACATAATCTTTCTGTTTAATCATATTTACATAATGCGGTAAACCCTCTCGATTATTTTCGTAATAATCTATAATCCTTACGGTGTTACCTAACTGCTGATAAAATATTATAGATGTTGCGTCTCCAACCCCAATGTCCCAAACTGTATTGACAGATAACGCAGGGTCATAATCTATTAAAGTTATTTTACCTTGGTCTTCTAATTTTTGTATTATGTGTCCATAGATTGAGCCTTCTATATTAGCAATCCAATCACACTCAAATTCTTGTCGATACTTGCTCTCACCCATTTGTTTGAAAGCTGCATCTAATTCTTCTTGATCTATAATTTTTGTTTTAGATACTGGCGCGGTATAAGTTAGCCAATCACTCTCTTTAACAGCATGAGTATAAATATCGTAAAAAAAATTATTAGTTCCAGCTGGCGTGCCTATGAAGTAACAGAACCCCTTGCGATCACTTAAAGCTGGTCTCAAAATTTCATTCCAAACTTTAGGGTCCACCTGAGCTGTCTCGTCTATGCACACCCCATCAAGGAATATACCCCTTATACTTTCTGAATTTTCACTTGAAAGTAATGTAACACGAGAACCATTTGGTAAGTCGCATCTTAATTCTGTTTCGTTATACTTAACACCAGGTATTTTTCTGGTAAATTGTTTTATATAGTCCCAACTTATACTTTTAGCTTGCCTAAATGTCGGTGCTAGATACGCATATCTAGGGTTTGGCAAAGGGTTTGTAAGAGCTGCTTTAATCAGATGATTAAGTATGCAGACTGTTTTCCCGAAGCGCCTGTGACATGAAATCACCGCAAATCTATGTTGGTCTAGCAAGTCGTGTAATTCTTGTTGATACGACCTAGGCGTATAATCTATTTCTATGTGCATTAATGAATTGTTGGTGATGCTCTAAATAAATCTTGTGATGGCTCATAATCCATACCTGATCGACACAACATGTATTGTGCAAATTCTTCTGCAACATTTAAATCGTCAAATCCAATAATAGTTATAATTAAACTCTTTGAACCTTTATCTACAAAGGCAATTGTTTCTAACGGTTTTGTAATATTCGGTTTTTTCTTTTTCATTGTTAATCTCATTGTGTCTGTGTCTGTGTGGGTGGTAGTCCCAATATATATATATATCTACACGCGCGACCACGCCCAGGGGTATAGTCCCTCTTTATTTACGCAAAAAACGCTAGCTGTCATGTAACAGATCAGGCGCAGCGGTTACCATAGCCGATGACAATTGTTATTCTATCTACTTAATAGTTTAAATTGTGTGTTGGTTGTGTGTTCTCTGTCAATCGAACTCCATAACACACGCGCGGAACTGCGTCCCTGCGTATAAAAATACCAACCCTTATGACTTCTTATGTCTTGCAGCAAACTTCGCTGCTGCTTCTTTAGAACCGAACCCCCATTTTTTAAGAGCAAGTTTTAATCTTGTTGGTCTTCCTTTCTTATCTTTTAACGGTCCCTTAACTTTACTGAAGCGCGCTGCAAAGCTGACCCTCCGAGGGTTTGTTCCTTTACTTACTGGAGCCTTGACCCCAAACTTTTTACGTCCTGCAGCATTTAATCCGCCTTTTGGATTTTGGAACCTTTTAGCGACCATTTACTTTTTTTTCTTTTTTGGAAAGCCTGCCTGCATATTTTTATATGCTTTTCTACTTATAGAACTCTTTGATTTAGGACGAGACGTGCCAGCCTTTTTTCTTTTATTAATATTATAATAAAGACCCTTACGCGCCATCTTTCCTGACTTTGTTCTGTGATAGCCTTTTTTCATTGTTTTACCTCTTTCTTTTTTTTTATTTTTTTATTTTTTATGAGTTGACTTATTGTAATATGTATATTACCAATCTGGTAACATATAAATTTAACAAAAGGAGAAAAATATATGTCTAACTTACAAGTAAAAAGATTTATTCCTAAAGAGTTTAAACCTTTAGAAATAAACTCAACAATTGATTTAGATTTTTACTGGAACAGTAACGATTTAAAACCAATTGCAATATGTTTTACAAAAAAATCTTTTCGTCATTCATGGTACTATAGATTTAAAAATGTAGAACACATGAACAACCACATCAAAAAAACTATTGATGGAAGATTAGAACAAAAAAAAGCAGTTCAAGAACGAAGGAAAAAAAGATACGCACCGCATACTTTACAAGTTGGAGACTATCTTTACTGTTCCTGGGGTTATGACCAAACTAATATTGATTTTTTCATAGTAACTAAACTAATAGGAAAAAATAAAATATTAATAAAAGGTTGTTCTAACCAAATAACCAATAGCACCGAATATTCTGATTTTGTGCGACCTGGTAAAGATACAGGTAACAGATGGACAACAGACAACCAAGGAAACCAGGTTGAATTATTAAAAACCGTTGACGGTTCAAATAATTCTATTTCTCTTTCTTCTTTCGCTTTTGCTCGTAAATGGGACGGAGAACCAAAATCTCAGACTAACTCCCTATACGGTCATTAAACTATTTACCCTGGGAGGCTTTTGCCTCCTGGGGTCTTCCCCAACTAATTGATAAATTTGTATCTTGTTTAATTTCTTGTTTGCTTTTATCTCCGAAAATTCCTGCAGCTAATTTTGACGCTAGCCACCGAGCATGGTGTGCCTTTTCTCTATATTGCTGAAAATATTTAGGGTCCTGCGGTTCGTTTAGTTCATCATGTATTTTATCTAAAATAGTAAATGTTCCAACTTCACGCGCTTTCATAATTTTTTTGTGCAATAAATCGTCCGCTCGCATCGAACGGTAAACCACCGATAATGACGGATAAGTTTTGTCAGAACAAATACTTGTTAACGTGTTACCGTTTTCAAGTTTTTCTATAATATTTTCCAGTTTTTCTAATGACATCTTTTAATTCTTCTTCAGTTTTATTTTTATATTGTGGTAAATTTCGTAAACTCTTCATCATGCCTTCGATTGTTACTGGTCCTTCGCTTTCGCCAGCGTGGAACCTACAACGATAATGACCTGATTTTTTTAATTTTCCTTTTGCCTGGCAACGCTTGGTAAACTTGCTGCCTCTTGTCAAACTCTCACATTGTTTAAGAAGTTTATTTCGTCCAGGCACTTTTTAAACGAGTATAGTTTTTTTGTTATTAAATTTTGTCAACTTTGGCAAGCAGTTTCGTATCTTGTTTTAGTTTCTTTTCAATCTTGATTAACGCATCAAAATACATGTTTTTAACTTTCTTCCGGTCGTAGCCAAGCAATCGACCTATTTGAGTATATTTAAAATTATTAGCTTTTGACCAAATGATTTGTCTTTCAAGGGTAGATACTAACAACATCAAATCTATTGCTAGATCATAACAAGTTATCATCTTTGAGTTAGCTTGTATTTTCATGGGTCTTTTATCGTAAAATCCATGCTCCATACGATGATGAATTATATCTAATATAGAATACATCGCGCCAGCATGAGGCTTCTTTAACCCTGGTAAATGTCTTTCGGTCCTTGCAGCTGTCTCAAACAAATCAACTAGCTTTAATAATAAATCTGTCAAATTTTAAAGTTTTTTTTTTGCTGACAACTTTTTCAATTTTATCGTTAAGTTTGTTCCTGGTGTACAATTCACCGTCCGAGCCGCGGTATTCGTCTTTTAACCCCTCGGAGCCAAAATACTTTAATGTTATTCCGTTAAACATTATTTTATCAATAGGTTTAGCAACCCCCCCTGCTTTGAAACTACTAAAATATGATTTATTATTTTTAAAATTGCTATTGGTTCTATTATATATGGTTCTATTAATACCTACCATATTTGGCACATCAGACACGACACCCATGACACCTCTGAAATTATTGAGTAATTGCTGTTGTTTTATAAGGATATATTCATTTGTAGATTGTTTTCTTTTAATCTGTAAAAAATTTAAAGTTTTAAGTCTGGCAAGGGAACGTTGCACAGTTCTTTTGCTAACATTAAGACGTTTAGCAATTGTGGCAATTCTTGGATAACAAGCAGCGGTCTTTCTATTGTAAAAAGTAATAAGACAGAAATAAACCATCTTATCCGTAACAGAAAGTTTAGAATGTTTTAAAACTACTTCATCACCGATAAAAAACGCCATTTAACCCTTACAAAATTGTTTATGTTTACTTTGTAACCCACGCAGCATGTTTATAAATTCTTCTGGTCGCATAAAATATTGTTCTGATCTTTCTGGTGTAAGTATTTGCACCCTAAAAACTTCAATCTCGTCCATTTTTTCGCCAGGTTTGTAAAAAACTAAAAAAGATGGCTTGGCGCATTTTCTTGCAATCCACTCTGTAGTTGTGGTAGCTTTGAAAGTTTGTCCCTTGTCAAATGCAGTTTCAAAAAACGCCAAAGGCTCTTTGCACCTTGGACAAGTCTCCACAAAATCTAAATCAATTCCGCTTACACCATCGTGTTTACGATGAAACTCGCTAAAATGATCGCCAAAACCGAAGTAATTATAACGAGCCAATTATATTTCTCCATTTTTACGCAACTGATTTAATGGGTCTTTCATGTTACTTATCTGCATATTCGCTTCAGATAACTTAACCTGCAGATTGCCGTTTATTCTTTTTTGAGCCTCGTTTATTTCTTTCTGTGTAGAAACTTCTAAAGTTGTATTATCTATAATCTGCTTTAGTGTGTCAGTTTCTTTATGAAGAACTAAATTTATTTTTTTTAGTTTTTCATATTCAGCTTTATAATCCATTGTTACCCCCTTCCTTTAAAGTATGTAATAAAGTTTTTTTTAAAATTACTGAGTTTGGAATAACGGTTCGATTACCTATTTCGTGTGGGTCCATAAAAGAAAACTCGTTTGAAAAAATAGTTTTGTTCTTGTCTTGGAAAACTATAAAACCAATAGTAAAACAGATCGCAGGCTCCTCTTTAGCTGCCTTATCTGGTGAACACCAATCAGCTGAACCTGTTATGTCCTGCCATTTGCAAAGCCAAATTTTTTTAACTTTGTGTTTCATGTGTACAACTAATGATAGAAGTCGTTAGCTGTTACCTTTCCTTTTGTGATTTGTTTTATTTTTTCCATAAAATTTTTTTCAGGAATTCGCTTTCCTTTACACCAACGCTGTACCGTGCTTTCTGGTGATTTTCCGCTAATACCAAGGTTTTTAGCTAATTGTCTATATGATAATTTTTTTTTATTCTTAAATTCTTCAAGTGTCATGCCAGTTGATTAGCCGATTTGGTAAATCAAGGCAACTAAAAATCATACAACTAAGAATATAATTGATTTTTATTAATACGAGTATTGACAATATGGATAAAAAATAATAGTTTACCAAAATGGTAAAAAACATTAGTAAATTTTCAAAAAATATTATAAATCTCCACGAGAGAGATAACAAATCAATTAACAACAATATTAAAAAAACAGAAGAAGAATTGACTAATACATTCTTAAAAACTTATTTAGAAGAAAACAACATACCACAAGCAGATTTAGCGCGCGCAATAAAAAGAGATAAGGTTACTGTTAATAGGTACGTCAATGGTATTCGAGAAATGTCAACCAAAGAAATAGAAAAAATTGCAAAATTTTTAGAAATAGAACCAGCTGATTTAGCATTCCCTGCAGAGCCAATTACTCCAAATTATATTTTAAAAAGAGGTTTTGCTATTGAAAAAAATTTAAATAAAAAATTAAAAATACACACACCAGGTCGAAGAATTAATCAAAAATATAATGAGATTATATTAATAGATAATGTTTCTATGTATTGTCATGGTGAAATATGGCTGGTAAAAAAAATTAAAGAAAAAT